TAAAACACAACATCAAATCCTTAACAGATGCTGAAATCCCAAGTTTCGATGAGTGGTTGCAAGCCACTCCACATTCGAGCTCCCGCTGCCAAGAATTAAGGCGTGCTTGGGACAAAGCTGAACGTCGGCCTAATTATTCCAAATTCAAGAAAGTCAAAAGTTTTATCAAGGATGAGACTTATCCTGATTGGAAATTTCCTCGTATTATAAATAGCAGAGTGGATGAAGCTAAGTGTTATTTCGGCCCTATTGTACAGGCTGTAAGTGACACCCTTTTTCAACATCCCGCCTTCATAAAAAAGATCCCTGTCTCGGAGCGTCCAAGTTACATCCGGGACTTGCTCCTCAGCAGTGGTCTGGACGATGATTATACTTTTACGGACTATACCGCTTTTGAAGCTCATTTTGTCCGGGAAGTTATGGTGGTTACACAGGTTGAGTTATTTAAGCACATGCTTAAAGGGACTTCAGATTCACGAACATGGTTGAAGTATTATGCACTCACAATGACTGGGCGGAATGCGCTCGCGTTTAAGCATTTGAACGCGTCGCTGACTGCCACCCGAATGTCAGGTGAGATGGATACCTCTTTGTCCAATGGGTTCTCTAATTTGATGCTATTTTTATATCAAGTCCACAAGCGAGGTGGAAAATGTGTTGGGGTTGTTGAAGGTGATGACGGTTTATTCCGTGTTAGTCCATCGTCAGCAGCACCAACCAAAGAAGACTTCGCAGAATTGGGATTTACCATAAAAATAGAACATACAAGAGAGCTCTCAGAAGCCTCATTTTGTGGACAGGTCTATGACATGACTGATCTAGTTGTTGTCACTGATCCTGTTGAGGTTCTGACACGGTTGGGCTGGACCAACAAGAAATATGTTGGATGTTCAGAGCAGACCGCTCTCCAACTCCTGCGCGCGAAAGCGTATTCCCTAGTATACCAGTATAATGGCTGTCCAATGTTGGACGTCCTTGGGCGGCGGCTTTTAGAGCTAACCGCCTCAGTTAAAATAGGACCGAAGATTTTGGCTAATATGGATCTGTGGGAACGCGAAAAGTTGATCGCGGCAATGAATCATGTACCCCCGAAACGAGAAATCGGAGTAAGGACCCGTCAATTAGTTGAAAAGCTTTATGGGGTTTCTGTAGCAGAGCAGAAGGACTTTGAGAAATTTGCTGAGACGTGTGAACTTAAGCACTACGAATTACCGCAATGGAATGTCCCTAAATCATGGACGCAATATTACGATGAGTATTCATCAAACTTCAATACAACAGACCCGTGTTGGTTACTGAAGGATGAAGAAAATCTACTCGCAGAGTTATCTAGATTTAGTAACTGCGGGGATTTCCTA